GACATATACGAAAAGGATATGCACATAGTTAGCCAGAAGTATTTCGAGAGTAAAGATGCTGGTGAAAATGCACGTAAGATTAAGAACTACCGTGAAGGATATTGGGAATCTATAGATAGAATTAAGACAAGAGTGTACATGATGAAACATAGTGCTGAGCATTACAAGAACGCAGTAGAGCGATATAAGACAGTAGTTATCAAATAAACTTGCGCTATTGTCAATAGTGTGATATAATACCATCAAAATATGCCCAAAGATGAAATAATTGTTCGGTACGAGCAGACCGAAGAACAAAGGCAGTTTATCCCTTCTGAAAAGGAGATGGAGGTTGTTTCTAGTGTGTTCTTCAAATTCACTGATGCACAGGATAACAGGAATAAAAGTTTTGAGTACTTTGATGGTAGTACACTAACTGAATATATCGAAGACTCAGTACGTAGATTCAATACAAACTACGACGAGCGTGAAGGTCTAGAAGACTGGCAAGCACGAATCCACAATCCATTCACACGAACCAAAGTACTTGCTGTACTTGGAAAGGTAAACTCTGTTTTGCCTATTGCTTCATTTAAGGCACAGGGTGATGATGATATCCGTAAAGCAACTATACTCACAAATCTATACGAGTATGCAGAAGAGATGGAGGACTATGATGAGTTCATGCTACACATGCTCCTTGAGGCAATTGTTAAAGGAACGGCTATTGGATTTGAAGGTGTACGAAGAAAGGAACGTAAATTACGTAATGTAAAAGGTACAGGTGATAATATCACTGTTACAGAAGACAAGGAGATAACTACACGGCTAGTACACGATATTGTTCCACTTGAGGAGTTTTATCCATCTTCACCAAGCATACGAAACATTAGTCAGATGCCTTACTGTTTCCGAAGGTTTGTACTTCCTTATTCTAAGTTTGTACAGGACTGGGGTAACTATAAGAAGTCTTCTCTAGTACAAGAGAAGAGACGACATGGAGAGGATGAAGATACGCCATACTATCTTGACTTTATAAGTTCTGGAGTTGAGGAAGGGAACGTAGAAATCATACAGTACTTTGATAAAGACCTAGACCAGTTTGTTATTCTTGCAAATGGTATTTGGTTAAATCCAATTAATACAAAGGACGGAAGTGAGCAGATTAGTCCACTGCCATACAACCATAAGGAACTGCCATTCTGGGATGTTAAGTTTGACTTCTTTGGAGAGTTCTTTTATGGTAAGTCACTACCTGATAGATTGAAGTCTATGCAGGACGTATTGAACGTGTTGAATAACATGCTTCTTGACCAGTCATTCCTTACAATCTTCCCACCACTTCTAACAAATGGTTATGATGATATTGAAGAAGATTACCTACGACCAGGAAGACGTACACCTATTGACACACAAGGGCTACCAATCAACCAAGCAATACAAACTCTTGACCTAGGAACACCGTCAGGGTGGCATCAGTATATCCTAGAATATACTCATAGGATTATGGAGGAGGCATCTCTTGACAAAGTGTCATCTGGTCAGGCTGGTGCAGGAGACCGAACTACAGCACAGGAAATTCGTGTAGCTGCTGAGGGAGTAACATCTATCCTTGGTCTATTCGGACGAATGGTAAACTACGGTATTAAGCGAAAGGCACGACTAAAGGGAGCTAACATCCTACAATTCTGGACAGACAAGAAATCACCTATTATCAGAAGGATACTTGGAGATGGTGGGCCAGAGGAGTTCAATGATGTATTCAATACATTCAGAATGAACAACGCAGTCCTTTCAACAGGAAAGCGTGGTGTCAAGATTGTTGAACTATACGGAGACAAGTCAAAGATGCCAACCAAAGTACAGGCCCAGGCACGTGCTATGGTATCAGAAGCAGACTCTGGACAAAAGACAGAGATTGTTGCATTACCTGGAGAGTACATTCGTAACTTCCAGTATGATGTTGAGCTTGTTACAAACCCTAAGAAGGAAGCATCTAAAGACATAGAGCGTTCTCTACAGCTAGAGAAGGTGCGTGTGTACATGTCATTCTTCCCTAACATTGTTGACATCAATGAACTTGCTGTTCAGACAGCAGAGAAGCTTGGTGATGACCCCTCAAAGGTTCTCAAGCAGGATGTGTTTCAACCACCTGTAGAACCAGGTCAGGAACAAGACCCTGGAATTAGCAAGAACCCACAGCAGAATACTGCAAACAATATGGTACGTGGAGCACAAGGTGGAGACCAAGGAGACGCTGGATTAGCAGCAATATCAGCTAGCATGCAAGGATAATGATAGATAAACTACTTGAAATGTTTGGATATGTCCTAAAAGGAAATGACATCGGAAAGGTGTCTGACTTTAGCGATAATGAACTAGTCGAAGAACTCGCTGTACGTCTTGGTGTAGATGAACCAATGACAGATAAAGAAGAAGAACTAATCTTTGGTGAGCTTAAAGATATACGAGGTCTTGTTGACTATCTTAATAGGAGTGCACAAGCAGATAAGAACAGGTACTTCGGTTCTACTACAGCGTCTGAGCAGATGCTTATTCGGGGTGCGTTTGCTCGTACGTTGTACATAAAGAATAAGATTATTAATATAGTAAATAAACCCACAACTAAGGTTGAGGGTGTAAAATACAATTAACTTGCAAAGTTGTCAAGAGTATGTTATAATGCAAACATAGTTTCAAAAGCGAGTCTAGTCAATTGGGCCAAATGAATCGGGCTGAACAGTTGACTGGACTGGCTGTTGAAATAGTACGGCCTCGTTCTAAACATTTACTAATGTGGACTCAACCACCCCAGACTCCAACTGGGATATCAAGGAGTAACTTTAAAAAGGGAAAGTAAAACTATGACAGAACAAACACCGTCTGATGCTCCTACGGGAGACGAAGACAACAATGATGACGTGATTATTGTTCCACGCGAACGGTATGACGAAATTGTAGAAAAATTAGCCAATGCAGAGCAAAGTACGGCCAATCTAGTATCAGAAATTAAAGACTTGCGAGAAAAGAAGCAACTAACTGAGGCGGAAGCCGAAGAGCTGCGGAAGCAGGTTGAGGTAAGGAAAGAGGCACCTAGTGGTTCTGACCCCCTTAGTCCTGAGAAAATCGCGGAGATAACATCTCAAACGGTCTCTAAGATTCTATCTGAAAAGAAAGAAGCAGATGCTAAGAACGCACTCTCAGAGGCAATTCAGGAGTTTCAATCAGGCAACAAAGAGTTCCATCCCGACAATGACCAGGGAGGACTCAAGATGTCTAAGATTCAAAGCAAGCTAGAACAATTTAACCTAAATGGATTCAGCTCAAAAGCAGAATTCAGTAGGGTTCTAGCGGACGCAAAGCGTCTCGTATCGAATTCTAATCCTAAGATTGAAGATAACGCACCAGAAATCCAAGATGTACCAGAATCAAGCCCTAACCAGCCGAAGGCTGGAGAAGGAGATAAGCTATCTGAAAAGGAGCTTAAACTTATTCAGAACACATTCAACGGAGATAAGGAGCGTTATATGAAGATTAAGGATAAGAGACCTGAGTACGTTGCCCAAATTCTACAATATCAGGTAAACTAATTTATAAATCATAGACTAAGTAATTATATCATATGGCATTTCAACTAAATGGTAGCTTAGTCCCTTACGGTGGACCAACTCTTCGTCGAGAGGTCATTGCGAACTCTCAGACGTTGACCCAGATGGATTCTGTAAAAGTAGATGCGGATGGATTTATCATCCCAGCTACAGCAGGAGCAGGTGTTTTCGGACACGCGCTAAATCTAGGGTCAGAGGGAGGAGTAGGACTTAACACTACTGGCGCAGCAGGTGCGGCTATGGGGAGCTTTGTGGGAACATTCACAACAGCATCCGATAACGAAACTGTTAACCAGGTTAAGGCAGAGATAGACGTTTCACAGTTTACTCTGTACAAGGCAGACCCAGCAACTGGTACCTTTGGTACTACAACTGCTGGCTCAGCACAACTTGATACCTACTTTGACCTTTCTGATGAAGAGTCAATCGATGAGACATCTGTTGCAGATACCGCAGCTCAGTACCATTCATTTGGTAAGTTGAGTGGCGAGAATCGAATTCAGGTGAACATCTTCGAGTCTACTGTATTTAACACCGTCTAAAGTAAATGGCTGAATCACGAGGAAAATGGACAGATTTGGTTGCTGGTGTTGGTCTTCAAATCTCTGAGGCATTTGACCAAGGAGATGACCTATACACACCAGGAGTCGCTTCTGTTCTAAAAACTATGAACGGCGATGGAGCTCAAATGAACTTTGCCAGTCTAACTGGCTTTGGGGAGCTTCGGGAATTTGCTGATGGAGACGATGTTCCTACGGTAAATCGAGGCAAGTCTTACAGTACACAAGTAGAATTCAACAACTACGGAGGTGCTGTTGAGGTTACAAAGAACCTTATTGAAGACCGTAATTTTGGGGCTGAGCTAAACGAGATGAGCAAGTTATCAGAAACTGCTAACTACTCAATCGATAAAGCTGCTATGCAGCTATTCAATGGAGGATTCGCGACCACAGTACGTGTAAACGGATTCGACATGACTTGGTATGGAGATGGACAAGAGCTGTATTCTACAGTTCACCCAACTACAACACCAGGTGGTTCAACTCAATCAAACGCATCTTCAACCAGTATCGCATTGTCACACGACAATCTTGAGACTGGACGACTTGCACTTGAGCTACAGCAAGAGGACAACGGTCGCGCTATGACAATGGCAGGTAAGAACATGATTGTTCTACCGCTTGCGTTGGAGAAGACTGGAAAGGAGACTATTATGTCAGACCTTACACCTGAGAACGCTAATAACGCTCTCAACGTGTTCCGAGGTTCAATCGACATGATGACTTCTAAGTTCCTTGACGCTACAAACGGGGGAAGTAACACAGCTTGGTACTTGATTAACGAAAGTGCCCACAAGCTTAACTATGTCACACGACAGGAAAAGCGACTGGAATCAGACGTTAATATCAAGAACAAGGTTGCAACATTCACCGTTGACGCTCGATGGGCCAATGTGGCTCTCGACTGGAAAGGAACATGGGCTTCACAGGGAACCCTAGCATCTTACAGTTCATAATAGGAGTTAGTGGGGCACTCTACAAATCAGTCCCCACACCAACATTTGATTAATCTTTAGTCTCCAGATAATCTACTAGGGTAATGAGACGAATAAACAAAAAAAAATCTACTAAGGGAGAACGTATATTTTACGAAATCCTAAAGGAGCTTAACATCCCGTTTAAGCACAGGTGGTTGATAGAGGGACGGGAGATAGACTTTGTTCTAGGTAAACTAGCAATAGAGGTAGATGGACATAAACAGGTGTCTGAAAAGAACAACTGGCTTGTGTCAAAGGGATACGTCCCAGTACATCTAGAGAACAAAGAATTAATAAACAATAGAGACAACATTAAAAAAGAAATTTACAATTTATGTCAAATACATATTTTAGGGGAGGAGTAGGGATTCAGAAATCAGACGGCTCATTCGCAGACGTTATTGATGCTAGTGGAAATATTGCAGAATCAGTAATTACTGGTATCGCAAACGAAGCAACAGAGACAGTTACTACATCAGCACCAGCTCTTGCAGTATACGGTTCATCTGTAATTAATTCTTCAGCAAATGCTGTGGACGCAACACTTGCCGCAGGTACATTCATTGGACAGATTAAAACAATTGTTATGACTGATGCTTCAAACTCAAGCACAGTATCAATTGCAAATCACCAGACAGCAGACCCAGAGGTAGCAACATTCGATGCTGTTGATGAGACTGGAGTATTTATGTGGACAGGAACAGAGTGGATTACTATCTTTGCTACTTGTACATTCGTATAATAGTTTAATAATTAATTAAAAATATATAATATGAAAATCATTAACCCACACACAGAGGCACTATCAATTCGATTCAAAGGAGTAGGCTATTCTGTTGATGCAGAATCAGAGGTATCTGGTATTCCAGAGGACGTAGCGAAATACTGGAAGCTTATGCTACATAACTTCATTGAAATCGTTTCAGAGGGAGAAGAAGTAGCTCCTATTAAGGAAGAGTCAAAAGAAGAAGTAAAACCTGCCGACGAGGCTCCAGTGGCTTCTGAGGAGGTTCTAGAGGAAGAAGTGGTAGAAGAGAAGACAAAGGCATCTAAAAAATCTAAGTAATAAATTATTATGGGAGGAAATTATTTCGGAAATCATATAATCAGACCCCTTATCGGGTCAAAGTCTGGAACTACTCGAACATCTATTCAGATGGAGAGTACATACCAGGCTGAGTCTGCAACAGAGGCAACGAAGTCCTTCCCTACTGGTGGATTTACACGTGCTAACTTTGACGTTCTGTACACCATGGGTGCTACTGAGACATCAAATAGTATTGAAATGAAGTTTGAAGGTTCTCCAGATGGTACTAACTGGTACAGAATTGCAAATGATTCTTCAAGTGGAGGAACTTCAACACTATCAGCACGTGAATTTACATTCGTTGGGACTAATGCAGCAGCAGCGTCTATAAGTATTATACTTGACATCGCATATAAGCACATGCGTATTTCAGTTAAGGAAACAGGGGTTGCATCAAACAAGGGTAGCGTATACGTAGAGGCTACATTAAGTGGAGCATAAACAATGGCTTTAACTCATGAACAAGAAGTTAGACTAGACAACTTTAAGGCTCATTACAATATAGTAATGGGTAATATTAAGTCAGTAAATGACGAATTGTCAAGTGTACTTAATCAAATTACATCACAAAAAAAGGAACTTGTAAAGGTTTCTAGTGACTATAATGATATTCTTGTAAAACTGAATGAGGCGAAAAAGGGGCTGGTGGACGCAACTAAAGAATCTGAACGTAAGGTGGCTAACGCCTTAAAGAAAGAAATTCAAGCTGACAATATTCTAAAAGCAGCAGAAGAAAAGGTTGCGTCACTAGAGGGTAAATATAAAAAACTAAAGGCTAATTACGATAGTAAGGAGTCTTCACTACGCTACAGCTTATCTGAAGTAGCTTCTATGTACGAGGCTATGGCAGATAAAGTAGGTCTAGAAATAGATAAGCTTAATAAGGTAAATAAAGACACTGTGTCTGCACAAAAAGAGCTAAATGCACTTGAAAAGAAAATATCAGATTCTACAGGTGCTATTGAACTTCTGGGAATAGAATACGCAAAGAAAGATAGAGAGCTATCTAAGGAATTGGACAAAGTACAAAAAGACATAGATGAGAAACTTCCTGAATTAGAACGCAGGGATAATCTTCTTGAAGCAAGAGAGATTGCTGTTAAAGATAGGGAAGATGATGCTGCTGTACTTGTACGACGTATCCAACAAATCTACAAGAAACATTATCCAAACATCACACTAGAATTGTAATATGGGAACACCATTTGGTACAAACAACCCAGGGATAGGAGGACTCGATGAACTAACAGTCGCTGAGGAAGCTTTCCTAATGAACATTACAGGGCTATCATACGCAACTGGTGATATTTTGTATTATGATGGTAGTAACTTAAATAGATTAGCCGTTGGGAGTGACGGAGAAGTTTTGACACTTGCATCAGGTATACCTTCATGGGAAGCAGGTGGTGGTGGCTCAGTAGGTCCAGGAACTGCAAATGAGATTGCATACTTTGATAGTACAACGTCAATAGCATCACTAACCGTTGCCACATACCCAAGCCTTACAGAACTCTCATACGTAAAGGGTGTTACTTCATCAATCCAAACACAGCTTAATGCCAAAGGAACTGGAGATGCTCTGACATCAAATGGACTAGACCAATTTGCAGCTACTACATCAGCAGAACTTGCAGGTGTTGTTTCAGACGAAACAGGAACAGGGGCACTTGTATTCGCTAATACCCCAACCCTTGTAACTCCAGAAATAGGGGCAGCTACAGGAACATCACTCGTAACGGGAAGTACAACGTACGCCTCACGAGCTATAACTTCTGCAACAGGAGGTGTACTTGATATTGCACTTGGTTCTTCTGCTGGAGATGACTTCACTGTTGGAACAAGCAAACTTGTTGTAGAGGGAGATTCAGGAAACGTAGGTATTGGTACTGCGAGTCCAGACAGCATTCTTCACATAAAGCAATCAAGTGAGACAACTGGTATACAGCTGGAAGAATCAGGAGGAGGTACAGAGTCATGGGAGCTTGCGGTAAATGCAGCAGGAGACCTTGTGTTCTACGATATTGCTAATCCAGAAATAACCTTCTTTGATGGCGGGACAATAAAGCTTGCTGCGTATGGTGCAGGTACACTGCAGACTGATGGTTCTGGAAATGTAACAGCATCTTCAGACGAAAGGTTGAAGGATATTCAAGGAAACTTTAATAGAGGGCTTGATGAGATTCTTGCGCTTAATCCTGTGCTGTATAAGTGGAATGCTACTTCTACACTTGATCAGGTAAATACCTATGCTGGATTTACTGCACAAGATGTACAGGCAAGTATTCCAGAGGCTGTTGGTGTTGATGGGCGTGGGTACCTTACCCTTTCAGACCGTCCGATTCTTGCAGCGGTTGTTAATGCAATTAAAGAACTCGCAGTACGTGATGATGAGATACTGCGTAGGCT